AGACACAACAACGTAATAGCCTTTATTGCTCGCAGAAGCGGCAGGCAGTGCGCTACCAACGACATAACTCAGCGATGTACCTTCAGAGGTAACAGTCGCCATCAAATTGGTGCTGGCATCGTAAGTACCAGCAAGGACAATCTCACCAACGCTGACACCAATCGGCTGCCAAACGTTTCCGTCCCAAATGAGGAAGTCGCCCGAAATACTGTTGAGGTGACCTTGACCAATGAATGAACCACCTGCTGGAGTAGTTTCAGCAATCGTGGTGGTTGATTTGTCGCCAAGTTTGTCTGCCGTGACCGCATCATTTGCCAAGCGGGCAGTTGGCAGAGTTCCGGTTGTGATTTTGCTCGCGTCAAGATCAGGAACATCACTGGCAGCTAATGCCTCACTTGCCGTGATGTGACCCTGAGCGTCAAAGGTGACCTTGGCAGCGGTCGCAGCACTCACACTGTTCGAGTGGTTGATTGCACCTGCACCCGTAACCTCAAGACCTGAGCCAGGCTTGACTGCGCCAGTTGCAGAAGACGTTGCTACTGGGACATCACCTGCAACAATCGCTCGACCGCTAGTAATTAGACCATTGGCGTCATATTGAACAATGTGGTTTTCACTTGTTTCTGCAGTGACACTGTTGTTGACGGTGATTGTGTCACCAGACATTGCCAGGCCATTGCCATTGACAATGACTCCACCCTTAGCAGAACTGCTTGCAGTCGGAAGATCCGTTCCAATAATCGCCCTGTAGCCAACCGTGCCACCAGATCCAGTCGGGCCAGCAAGGAACTGCGCAGCTGATGATGTATCGTCCAGCGTCGTGCTGACGGTAACTGTGTCACCACTGGTGGACGTGGTGATATTGACGATGCCGGTGGTGCTGCCGTTGACAACGTTGATCGAACCAGCGCCTTTAACGCTTGTCCAAGCTGACCCCGACCACACATAGATTTTTGAATCGTCCGTATCCAGTGCGACCTGTCCCGTAAAGTCGCCTGAACCAGGCAGCGTTGAAACCAGCGTCACGCTGGAGTTGTCAGCCAATTTGGCTGCGGTGATCGCCGAATCAGCCACCTTGGCTGTAGTGATGCCAGCGTCAGCAACAGAAGCTGTAGCAACGCTCCCCGCTGAGAACAGGATCTTCGCACTTGGAATCGTGCTGTTTGAAATCAGCGTGACTCCGTTTGCAATCAGATCACTGACCGTCAGCTTCTTAGTTTCACTGGCGCTGTCATCAACAACAGCAACCACGTCTGCGGCAACCAGATCAGCCCCCGCAAGGCTGTTAAGGGCACTGATCTTAAGGTCAGCC